AAAATATTATATACAATTTTTATGAAAATAACGTATCCCCAATACATGTAAAGGTGACCTTATCTGAACTCGAAGATCTTCAAACAATAGCCAAAAATAAAGGGTGGTCAAATTTATCTATCAAAATTATAATTGATAAAGAAATAAAAATTAATTTATTAGATAAAATAATTAGCGCGATTAATTACGAAGGTCCGTTTGCTCTTACAACAGACTATTTACATAAACTAACTTTAGGAGATAATATATCTATTCCTAACGATCTAGGAGATTTGAATATAAAGGAATGTATCGTAGAATATATAGATTCGTTAGATGTAGAGAACAAACTTGCAGTAACGAAAAAAACTATAGGTTTATATAATCATTTTGTATGAAGTTTGTAAATTTTAATACAATAAAAATCAAGAACTTTTTATCTATCGGTAACGAAGAGGTAGAGATAGACTTTAAACAAGGTCTTAATATTATTACCGGTATCAACAAAGATAAGCAAGACAGGCGCAACGGTGTAGGTAAGTCGACAATAGCAGATGCACTCCACTTCGCTATTTTTGGCGAGACTATAAGAGAATTATCTAAAGATTTTATTGTAAATTCTATTAATAAGAAAAACACAGTTGTACAATTAAACTTTAGTGTTAACGAAAATAACGAACTCAAACAATATAAAATTGTACGAAAACTAAAACCTACAAAATGCTATCTGTTTGTTGATGATATTGACTTAACAGAAAGTACTATACCTAATACAAATAAAAAAATTAAGAGTATTGTTACCGGGTCTCCAGAAGTTTTTCAAAATTGTGTTATAATGTCTCTTAACACTACCTTACCTTTTATGGCTCAGCGTAGAGTTGAAAAACGAAAATTTATAGAAGGTATTCTTAACTTAGAAATATTCTCAGAAATGCTCAATAGAGCAAGATCAGAGTATAATGATGTTCAGAAAAAATATGAACACGCTCATAAAGATTATGATCATTCGAATAATATTCTAACTTTATTAAAAGAACAAAAAGAGAATATTGTTGCGAGTGTTATTGAGCAAAAAGAAAAAATACTAAATCGTATTTCTGTAATTGAAAAAGAGATAGAAGAAAATAAAAACAAAATAGAACCTATCGATAAAGAGCTAGTTGAGCGTACAAGAGAAAAAATAATCCAAATTAATGAAAAGTTAGAAGATATTTCTATTAAAATTTCAGACGTAAAAACTAACATTACAAGACATGATACTGAAATATCTTTTTATCAAAAACAAATAGATAATATTGGTACAGAAAAAGATGTTTGCCCGACTTGTTTACATGAAATCACAAGTAATGATAGAGAGCATATACATGTCGAAAAAGAAAAAATTAATAAAGATATCCTCAACAGAAAAGAAGATATTGAGAGTTTAAATAAACAAGTTAAAAGTCTTAAAGATCTAAAAAAGAACAATCTAGATGTAAAAGATAAAATAAATGTTTACATTTCAAATGTAAAAACTACTGCTAATAATAACAAATTAGCTAAATCTTACATTAAAAATTTAAATAATGATTTGGATTCTAATAATAATAACCTAGAGGTATTAAAAGAAAAAGAATCAAGCGTTGAAGTACAAGATCTTGAATCTAAAATTAAAAATAAATTTATTGAGGTAGAAGAATTAGAGAAAAATACCAACGATATTCATAAAGATCTTGAAGTTTTAAATGTTGTGAAATATATCCTTTCGGAAGAAGGGGTTAAGTCGTTTATTGTAAAGAAAATACTAGATGTTTTAAATAATCGATTAACATATTATCTACAAAAAATGGATGCAAATTGTATATGTTCTTTTAACGAGTTATTTGAAGAAAAAATAATAAACGAAAAAGGAGAAGATTGTTCATACTTTAATTTTTCGGGCGCAGAGCGTAAGAATATAGACTTAGCTATTTTGTTTACATTTATGGATATGCGACGACTGCAAGGAGAAGTAGCATATAATATTGTTATATTTGACGAGTTGCTAGATAGCTCATTAGATGAAAAGGGAGTTGAATTAGTACTTAGCCTTCTTAATGAGCGTGTAGAAAACTATAAGGAAAACATTTATATTATTTCCCATCGCAAAGAGTCCGCAAAAGCCGCGACTGGAGAAGTCATAACTCTACAAAAGCAAAACGGAATAACGACTAAAGTGGATTTTGTAGACGAAAACTAATAAATTTATATAATGATTACACCGTTTGGAGTGCAACAAAGTAGGCTACCGTTTGCAGCGGCTCCTACTGTCAATCCTCTTCTCAACATACAGAGACCGCAACCGGTTATACAACCTAAACAACCTGCGCACGAACTACCGGATTTGCCTCGATCTTTAAATTTTTATGCTGACTACTCTGGTTGTGGTCATTGGCGAATGATATGGCCAGAAAAGCTTTTAAACTGTTATGCTAAAGCAAATATACAAGGCGGAACAGTAATGATAGGAGATAAGAATTTTTATAAAGGTCTAACTACAATACGTATTCAAAGACAAGCGACGGAACAACAATTAAATTTTCTCAAATGGTTAAAAACAGCGCAAAGTGAATTTAAATTTAACATAATATATGAAATTGATGATTTAATTTTTAAAGAAGATATACCAGATTATAATAAGTTTAAATTCGCTTTTGAAGACCCATCTATAAGAAAAACTAGTATGGAAATCATGCAACTTTGTGACGAAATAACTGTTACAAATGCATTCATGAGAGATTACTATACTGAAAAAACTGGTAATAAAAATATTACTGTCATACCAAATTTTATTCCTCGTTTTTGGATGGATCGTTATTATGATTTAACCAAAATAAAAGAAAACTATCAAAAATATAAAAATAAACCCCGCATTGTTTATTGTGGTAGTGGGGCTCATTTTGATATTGATAACAGAATAAAACAAAGAGATGATTTTTTTCATGTTAATGATGTAATAAGAAAAACAGTAGACAAATACCAATGGGTATTTGTAGGTGGTTTTCCATTATCTTTAAGAGATCTAGTAAAGGCAGGTAAAATAGAATTCCACGAGTGGTCTAATCTCGTTGATTACCCAGCAGCGTTAAGCAAATTAAACGCGACGCTTTTCTATGCACCACTAGAAGATAGTAATTTTAATAAAGCTAAAAGTGATCTTAAATTTATAGAAGCGTGCGCGTTTGGTATACCGAGTATAATGCAGGATTTATGTACATACGAAAGTGCGCTTCATAAATTTAAAACTGGAGATGATCTTATCGCTAAAATTGAATATCTAACTAACGATCATAAAAAATACACCAAAGAAGCTAAAAGAGCTAGAGAGTATATGAATAAAAGGTGGATGGAAGATAATATCGACGAATATAAAGAGCTTTATTCATTCCCATACGCAGATAAGCGCCGTAAATTATTGAACCTCCGCAACGGAATTAGTTGATTAATATTTAAATTTCACCTATACTATAAGGAGTGTATAGGAACTTAGCTTACATACCGAATCAACGTGTCATGCGTTTGTATACTTGGGATGAGGAAGGCAATCGAATCGAAACTGATTGTCCTTATCGACCTTATTTTTATAGCGAAACAAATAATTCTAGACCTGACGGTATCTCTCTCTATGGTACAAAACTCCGAAAGCACTTTGCTACAAGTGAGTTAGATAGAAGAAAAAAAATAGAAGATCTTAATGATCACCGAATATACGAAAACATATCTCCTTATCAACAATTTTTAGTTGATCGATTTTGGCAAGAAAACGAGACCGACGAATTCCAGCAGTTTCCTTTGAAGGTATGGTTTTTTGATATTGAGACTTATTCCCCTGACGAGTTTCCTAAACCTGAAGAAGCGAGTCACATGATTAATGTAATTACAGTTTACGATACTGTACATAAGCATTATTATACATGGGGGATCAACCCATATAAAACCGGCGCAGACGACGTAACATACTACCATTGTAAGTCAGAAGGAGAATTGCTTCAACGATTTTTAGATCACTATTGTAACGATAGACCTGATATTTTGTCGGGGTGGAATAGTGAGATATTTGATATACCTTATGTTATTAATCGTGTACGAAACATCTTAGGAGAAGACGCAACCCGATTGTTTTCTCCTGTACATGACGAAATAATGAAACCTATTTATCAGCGAGTTTATAGGGGCAATTTCGGTCAACAAACTGCAAAATATGTTGTAGAAGGTGTATCTATGCTTGATTATCTTGATGTATATAAAACCTTCAGTATGGGTATGAGAGATAGTTATAAGCTAGATAATATAGCTTTTATAGAACTAGGAGAGAACAAGGTAGATATTGGAGATACTAACCTAGCAGAACTATCAATTAACGATTGGAAGAAGTTTGTTGATTACAATATTCATGACGTACGGTTGCTAGTAAGGCTTGAGGAAAAGTTAATGTATATGGATCTAGCGCGAATGCTTTCCTATATAGGTCTGACCCCTTTCAACGCTGCATTAGGTACTATCAGTACTGTTAATGGTAGAGCAATAGTAGAAGCTCGCAAACTAGAACAACCAAGAGTTATTCCAACATTTGTTAAAGGTGACGACAGAACTGAAAAATATGAAGGAGCATATGTAGGAGAACCGCAGCGCGGGTTTCAAGATAATGTAATTTCTTTTGATGCTAATTCTCTATACCCGAGCGTGATGGTTACTCTTAACCTAAGCCCGGAAACTAAAGTAGGGAGTATTGTAGGTACCGATAAAGATAAGGTTTACATAAAGACAGTTAATAACAAAGATATTGAGATGACTGTTGCTGAGTTTACTAGGTGGTGTAATAAAAACGAGATATGTGTAACAAGAGCAAAGAAACTTTTCTCTCAAAAAACTAAAGGTATATTCCCTCGCATTACAGATCACTTCTACGATATACGTAAAGGTAAAAAGGCGGAATGGACTGAACAACGAGAAAAGTTACACAAATTAGAAACAAAACTAAAGCAATATACCTCTCAAGAAGAGAAAAAATATCTTGAAGAAGAAATTAAAAAAACTCAATTTAAAATAGATCAATTATGGATTTGGCAATTTACTTTGAAGATTCTTATCAACCGTATTTATGGTTATTTTGGTAATAAAATCTCTCAAATGGGGGATGGTGATATTGCTCGCTCAATCACGTTAACTGGTCGAGATGTTATAAAGCAAAGTAATATTATTCTACGAAACTATATTAAGAAAAAAACCGGCCTAACCGATAAAGAGTTAGAACGTAGAGATCCTATTGTATATAACGACACTGATAGTTCTTATTGTACAATATCGCAATTACTAGATCACATGAATATACCTCTACACACTAACAATATAGTGACTCCTGAGGTGTTAAGTTTAGTACAGGATATAGAAGATGACTTAAATGAAAATATTGAAAAATGGGCGAGAGACACTCTATTGACAAAAGACCCTAGATTTGTTTTCAAGCGAGAATCTATTTGTGATAGGGGATACTTTTTACAGAAGAAACGGTATGTACTACACAAACTTGACGATGAGGGCGTAGCATGTAATAAGTTTAAGTATACTGGGGTCGAGGTTGTCCGGACTACAATGCCTAATGCAATCAAACCATATGTAAAAAAGATAATTGAACATATGATTATGACTGAAGATAGAGCATCTACAAACGAAATGTTTGAAGAGACATATGATATATTTAAGTCATTACCGATTAATGATATTGCGTTTGTTATGGGTATCAAAGAATATGAAAAATATAGTATATACGCAAACGACTGGCAGGTCAAAAAAGGTACCCCAATACACGTAAAG